AACTCAGGGCACGAAGTATCTCACCAAGGTTTAGCCAATATATGGAAACGGAACAGGGGCGATAAGAATCCTCGGGTTAAACAGCTTGCCAAGCGCAAGCGCAAAAACGCACCGAAGACTAAGGAAGAGCGGGAGTTACGCGATCTTAAAAAGAGAGAGGCGGCGACTAAACGAAGTCTTACCGTCACTAAGAAAAAGATTGATGCGATAAGTGGACAGGAAGAAGCCACCCCAGTCGCACCCACAGCACAGCAGTTTAGCGATACACTCGACTTTACTGCAAAGCCAAAAGAACAAACAGTTATCTTCTCACCCAACCCGGGGCCGCAAACAGAATTTCTCGCGGCATCGGAAAGAGAAGTGTTATACGGCGGAGCGGCCGGTGGAGGTAAAAGTATAGGACTGCTTGCAGATCCGATGCGGTACTTCTCAAACGCTAACTTCAATGGACTAATCCTTAGACGTACTAATGACGAACTAAGAGAACTAATTTGGAAGTCCCAAGAAATGTACGTCGCGGCATTCCCCGGCGCAAAGTGGCAAGAAAAGAAGTCACAGTGGGTATTCCCTAGCGGAGCTAGATTATGGATGACCTACCTAGAGAGAGAAGATGATGTATTACGTTACCAAGGCCAAGCATTCAGTTACATTGGCTTTGACGAGCTTACGCAACATTCTACGCCGTTTGCATGGAATTATATGCGATCACGTCTTAGAACCACTGACCCCAGCTTACCGATATTTATGCGAGCTACTACGAACCCGGGTGGCCCCGGCCATTCGTGGGTTAAGCAGATGTTTGTGGATCCGAGCCCGGCTGGCGTTTCGTTCTCTGCGAAGGACTTGGAGACGGGCGAGACACTAACCTACCCGGAAGGTCACGACAAAGCAGGACAAGCTCTTTTTGATAGACGATTTATACCGGCCACACTTAAAGATAACCCGTATTTGCATTCAGAGGGTTCCTACGAGGCTAACCTTCTATCGCTCCCTGAGATGCAAAGAAGGCAACTTCTGGAAGGCGATTGGGCCGTCGCAGACGGCGCGGCATTTTCGGAGTTTAGGCCAAACACACACATTGTAGATCCATTTGAAATACCTCATGAGTGGCGTAGATTTAGATCTTGTGATTATGGTTACTCATCCTACTCAGCCGTACACTGGTTTGCTATAGACCCAGCATACGAAACTCTCATAGTTTACCGAGAGTTATACGTTAGTAAGCACACTGGTAAAGATTTAGCTAAAGCTGTACTAGAGCTTGAAGTAGGTGAACAAATAAGTTATGGTATACTAGATTCTTCATGCTGGCATAATAGAGGCCAGATTGGCCCGTCCATAGCAGAAGAAATGATTTCGATGGGATGCCGATGGCGACCATCAGACAGAAGTGCGGGAGCCCGGGTAGCGGGTAAGAACCGACTTCATGAACTACTCAAATATGACGAAGAAGCAGAAACCCCCGGCATCGTATTTTTTAATAACTGCCGCCAAATTATTGCAGATCTTCCCGTCATTCCCAGCGACCCCAAGGGTGGGGACGATATTGACGTGAGATACCGCAGTGACCACACCTATGACTCCGTGCGTTATGGCGTCATGTCTAGGCCACGCGCCGCTTCCCCTTTTGATGACTGGGGTCAAAAAAATACTCAGACTTGGAGACCCGCGAGTCGTAAATTTGGATACTAAATAAATGGCAATTGTAGATCGACCAGAAGATATAAATTTAGAAGAAGCCTCAATCGGACTAGAAGATGGTACGCCCGAGGATAATGCGTCTCTGGGCGGATTAATTGGATGGATCGAAGGTAGGTATAACCGATCAAACGATGCGAGGCAGTCGGATGAAACAAGATGGCTTACTTCTTATAGGAATTACCGTGGCCTATATGGCCCAGACGTTCAGTTCACGGAGCAGGAAAAGAGTCAGGCGTTTATCAAAATCACTAAGACCAAAGTTCTTGCGGCCTATGCTCAGATTGTCGATGTGCTTTTTGCAGGGAGTAAGTTTCCTATTGGCATTGAGCCTAGTTACAAGCCTCTGGGTGTTAGTGGCCCTATGCACTTTGATCCAAAAGAAGTTACTGAGGATAAGTTAAATGAGCTTACTGGCGGTAGTGGATCTAAAAACCCTACTATTGCACGACCAGAATTATTAAAAAGATCCGGGCCCTACCAAGACCAACTTGGCCGAGTAGAAGACAAACTACGCGAAGGCCCCGGTAAAACACCTACGGCTCTAACCTTTGAGCCAGCAAAAGAAGCCTCTAGGAAAATGGAGAAGACTATCCATGATCAGTTAGAGGAATCTGAAGCAAACAAACATCTACGTTCTGTTGCTTTTGAAATGTCATTGTTTGGTACAGGCATTCTTAAAGGCCCATTTGCTCTACAGAAAGAGTACCCGAATTGGAATGATGAAGGAACGTATGACCCAGTTTTCAGGACTATTCCTAAAGTCGAATCTGTGAGTATTTGGAACTTTTACCCAGACCCAGATGCAAGGAATATGGCAGAGGCGGAGTACGTTATTGAACGTCACCGTCTAAACCGCTCTCAACTGAGAGCCCTTAAAAAACGTCCTTTCTTTAGACCGGATGCAATTGATGAGGCGCTTGATTTCGGCCCCAGTTACACTCCACACTATTGGGAGGACACATTAGAAGACAGCGATATGTCATCGTCTATTGAACGCTACGAAGTACTTGAGTACTGGGGTGTTGTAGATTCCGACATAGCTGAAGAAGCTGAATTAGAGTTACCAGAAGAAGTAGAAGATCAAGACGAAGTGCAGATCAACGCATGGGTATGTAATGGTCAAGTCATCCGTCTGGTAATTAACCCGTTCACTCCAACCCGCATTCCATATCACGCAGTTCCTTACGAGCTAAATCCTTACTCCTTCTTTGGTATTGGTCTGGCTGAGAACATGGAAGATACACAAGAGATCATGAATGGTTTCATGCGTCTTGCTGTAGATAACGCCGCATTATCATCTAACCTCTTGATTGAGATTGATGAAACAAACCTAGTACCGGGACAAGACATGTCAGTTTATCCGGGCAAGGTGTTTAGGCGACAAGCCGGTGCGCCGGGACAAGCCATCTTTGGTACGAAGTTCCCGAACGTGACAGGTGAATGTATACAAGTTTTTGATAAGGCACGACAGTTAGCGGATGAAGCTACTGGTATGCCTTCCTTTGCTCACGGTAGTACAGGCGTTATGGGTGTTGGTAGAACAGCATCTGGTATGTCTATGCTTATGGGCGCGGCGGCACAGAACATTAAGGCCGTTGTACGCAATGTTGATGACTACTTATTGGCACCTCTCGGCCGATCTTTGTTTAGCTTCAACATGCAGTTCAATTTCGATAAATCTATTAGAGGGGATCTCGATGTCGTAGCCAAAGGTACAGAAAGCCTAATGCGAAACGAGGTACGTTCCCAGCGTCTGTTGCAGTTTATGCAGATGACAGGAAACCCCAGCATGGCTCCATTTGTTAAGTATGATTACATACTACGAGAGCTTGCCGCGAGTATGGATCTGGATGAGGACAAGGTTCTTAACGATCCAAGAGAAGCGGCGATCCAAGCTGAGATGATGGCGGCGGTAGCGGCGTTGATGCCACAGCAACCACCCCAACAACAGCAACAAGGGGCACCTAGTCCCGAAGACCCAACCGGTAATGGTGGCGGGAACATAGCTCCCGGTAATGCACCAGAACCCGGCGCTCCCGGATTTACGGGAGAAGGTGGAGGAGCAAACGGTGGTAACCCACCCCCAGCACCACCTGAAGGTCAGCCGCAGTAATGGAAAAAGTCTTAGCGAAGAAAATATTACCTCTAGTCAATGACATAGAGAAGTACCCGTTATTACAAGACTATGTAGATACTCGTATCGAGACGATGCGTAATTTTTTAGAAAATACAAAAGAACACGAAAAGATACTGGAAGTACAGGGCGCAATTGCAGAGTTGCGAAGGTTCCAGACACTGCGTGATCAAGCTCTGGAGGGAGCCAAATAATGCATAATTACGAAGAAGATATGATGCTAGGGGGATGCGGAGATCCGATGTGCCCAGAGTGTGGCGGTATGATGGTTGGCATGGATGATGTGTCAGGAAACCCAATTCCTCCGGGATCTAACGAGATGAATGTCCGTGATGATATTCCAGCAGTTTTAAGCGACGGTGAGTACGTCGTTCCAGCGGACGTTGTTCGCTATCATGGTTTGAAGACTTTTATGTCGCTACGCGACGAAGCTAAGTTTGGCTTGATGGCTATGTACGCTGAGGGTCAGATCCAAGAGATCGATGACGAAGAAGCAGATAAGGTTCCTTGTCCTGAGTGTGATGGCGAAGGCTGTGAACACTGTGATGGTAGAGGGTATCACTACGCAGATGAAGACTATGAGTGTTGTGGTGAAGAAGACTGCGACTGCGAGTATGAAGATTACGAAACTGAAGAAGAGTACGAGACCGAAGAAGGTAACGTAATCGAAGAAGCAAAATCAGAAATAGAAGAAGAAACAATGGAAGTCGAAGAGGAAGAAGACTCTTCAGACGGCAAAAATACTTATCGTCCCAGCGTAAAGATCGCTGTGATGAAAAGGTAATTTGCGGTACGGGCTACCCGCATAAACCACTAGCTTCGGCTAGTCTACTTTAACGGCCCCCAACGGAGACTATATGGCTAAGTACAGAAATGCCTATCGGGATGAAACCGATCAGGTGACAGAAGAGGTGCAAGCGGCACCTACAACAAACGCAACACCCCCACCACCCCCCGCAAATGCTGACGAGGAAAGTTTTAAGAAACGCTACGGTGACCTTCGCCGTCATATGCAACAGCAGATGGCGCAACGTGATCAAGAGATTAGTCAGATGCAAGCGCAACTTAACGATGCGACACGCGGACAGATTAAATTCCCTAAGTCCGAAGAAGAAGTCGAAGCGTGGTCTAACAAGTACCCAGATGTTGCTAAGATCATTGACACCATCGCCCAGAAGCGAATTAAAGAAGTCTATGACGAAGCAAAGGTAGAAATCCAAGATATCAAGAAGCAACAGGATAGCGTCAAAGCTGAGAAAGCTATGATGGAACTAAACAAGTTGCACCCGGATTTCGCTAAGATACGGGGTCAGAAACAATTTCACGATTGGGTAGCTGAACAACCTAAGTATATTCAGGATTCCCTCTATCGTAACAACCAAGATGCCAAGGCGGCGGCTAGAGCAATTGATCTCTACAAGTCCGACAAAGGTATCCGAAGAGTAAGAACTAAGAACTCCAGTGCCGCCGCTCAGGCCATTGGAAGAAGTGGAGTAGCCGCACCAACTAGCGGTAAGTCCATGTTCACAGAAAGTCAGGTACAGAACATGAGTTCGGCTGAGTACGAAAAGAACGAAGCTAAAATCATGGAATCAATCAGTAAAGGGCTGTTTGAATATGATGTAACTGGTGGAGCGCGTTAAACCCCTTGCTAATTACTTAGTAATTGTGGTATAACAACCTTAACAAACCGAGCCGAAAACTATGTATTTCTGAAGTCTAACTTTAGTTATACATACTTTCCTACCTCATCCTTCCCTTAAATTTCAGAAGAACACTCTAAAGTTACCTAAGTATCTTTGGCCCTTCTCTCGAAGACACCCGAAAGAACTTAGCCCTTAATGAAGTATTCCCTTCTGTTTCGTTCAGGCACTAGTGGCTACGCCACAAAATTTTAGTGCTAATTTAACTTAACATCTATAGGAGATGCATTATGGCTTTTCAAAAGGCTTCGGGCTATACCAACCTACCTAATGGTAATTTTAGTCCTGTAATTTATTCACAAAAGGTTCAAAAATCTTTTAGGAATACATCAGTGGTGGAGGACATCACAAACACCGATTATATGGGTGAAATCGCTTCTTACGGCGATAGCGTCAAGATAATCAAAGAACCAGAAATCACAGTTTCTGATTATGCCCGTGGCACAGCAGTTGCGGCGCAGGATCTTAGCGATGCTGATTTCTCACTGATCATCGATCAGGCGAACTACT